CGCCGTCAACGCCGACGGCAGCGTGGTTCTGTCCTTCGATGAGCTCAAGCTGATGCACGAGCTCGAGGCCGAGGACAAGTCCAAGATGATGTATCCGAGCATGGGCAAGTAACCCATGGCAACTCGTTTACGAGCTGGCACCTCGTTCCTGTACGACACCAGTTTGGGCGACATCGTCGGACTGGTGTCCGTGAGCGGGCACCTGGCGGTTAGCATCCAGACCAGTGAACTACTCAGACCCCACGGACCTGCGCGGTCATGAACGCGAGGCCGAGCGTGATGAAGCGCTCGGTCGTGAGAAGCGGCGCAAGGAACTAGAGGATCTGAAGTGGATCATGGCCCACGCTCAAGGGCGACGTGTCGTTTGGCGTTTGCTGGAGCGGGCAGGCCTGTATCGGTCGTCCTTCAATCATTCGGGCTCACTCATGAGCTTCAACGAAGGCCGGCGCGACATGGGACTGTTCGTGTTGGCAGAGATCAGCGAGGCGGCTCCCGAGGGCTATCTGAAACTCTTGAGAGAGAACCAGGGCAAGCATGAGTGACGAAGCCGCGGCGGCCAGCACATCGACCACAGACGCTGGGAACACGACCGCAGATGATCAGAAGCAGGTAGCACCGGCAGACAGCGCGAACACGACGACCGAAGCAACGAAGGCTCCCGAGCCGCAGTTGCCAGAGCGATACGAGTTCTCGATGCCTGAGGGTGTGGAGCTCGACAAAACAGCCGTTGACGAGTTCCAGACGATCGCCAAGGAGCTGAAGCTCGACCAGGCGAGTGCGCAGAAGGTGGCCGACATCGGGGCGAAGATGGCCCAGCGGCAGACTGAGGCGCACGCGAAGCTGGTGGAGTCTTGGGTCGAGACCGTCAAGACCGACAAAGAAATCGGTGGCGATGCGATGGACCAGAACCTGGCGGTGGCGCGCAAGGCGCTCGAGACCTTCGGCACGCCCGAGTTGCGGGACGTGTTGAACTCGACGGGCCTGGGCAACCACCCCGAGGTAATCCGGGCGTTCTACAAGGCCGGCAAGCTGATCAGCGAAGACAAGTTCGTCGCAGGCGCACCGAAAGGGGCCGAGACGGACATTGCGAAGAAACTGTTCCCATCCATGAATTGAAAGGTCCTACACCATGGCAACCCTCGCTGCAAACAACCCGACGCTCCTGGACGTCTCCAAGCGTCTTGATCCCGACGGCAAGATCGACACCATTGTCGAGCTGCTGAACCAGACCAACGAAGTGCTGACCGACATGTCCTGGGTCGAGGGCAACCTGCCCACCGGCCACAAGACCACCGTTCGCACCGGCCTGCCCACCCCCACCTGGCGCAAGCTGTACGGTGGCGTGCAGCCCACCAAGTCAACCACCGCGCAGATCACTGACTCGTGCGGCATGCTCGAGGCCTATGCCGAGGTCGACAAGGCCCTGGCCGATCTGAACGGCAACACCGCTGCGTTCCGCCTGTCGGAAGATGCCGCGCACATCGAGGCCATCGCTCAAGAGCACGCCTCGACCCTGTTCTACGGCAACGAGGGCACCGAGCCCGAGGCCTTCACCGGTCTCGCTCCGCGCTACAACTCGCTCTCCGCACAGAACGCGGACAACATCATCGACGCCTTCTCGGGCTCCGGTGGTGACCTGACCTCGATCTGGCTGTGCGTGTGGGGTCCTCAGACCGGCTTTGGCATCTACCCGAAGGGCTCGCAGGGTGGCCTGCAGATGTCCGACAAGGGCCAGGTGACCATCGAGAACGTCGACGGTGCGGGTGGTCGGATGGAAGGTTACCGGACCCACTACCGTTGGGATGCCGGCCTGACCGTGCGCGACTGGCGCTATTTCGTGCGCATCGCCAACATCGACATCTCCGAGCTCGGCACCATCGCCAACACCAAGAACCTGGTGAACTGGATGGTGCAGGCCTCCGAGCGGATCCCCTCGTTCGGCAAGGGTCGTGCGGTGTTCTACATGAACCGCACTCTGCGCGAGAAGCTGCGTCTGGGCATTCTCGAGCGGGTGAGCTCCAACCTCACCTGGGAGACGGTGGAAGGCAAGCGCGTGATGACGTTCGACGACATCCCCGTGCGCCGCACCGATGCCCTGATCAACACCGAGACCCGCGTGGTTTGATCGGCCAGCCCTGAATTCTGAAAGGAACGCAAAATGATTCTCGACGAACGCAATGAGTTCTGCGACGCCACGGCGTTGAACACCGGCGCGGCCGGCTCTTACATCATCGGCGACAACATTGACCTGGGGCTTCAGCCTCGGGATCTGGGCGGTGATCAGGCCCTTTACCTGGTGGTCACGGTTGACACAACCGCGACCTCGGGTGGCTCGGCCACCGGTCAGTTCAACCTTGTGACCGACGACAACGTGAGCTTCACCTCGCCCGCCGTGTTGGTGTCGTCCAAGGCTTGGGCCGTGGCTGACATGACCGCCGGCAAGACGCTGATGGCCGTGCAGTTGCCGATGCAAGGCACTGCCTACGAGCGCTACCTGGCGGTGCAGCAGGTCACTGGCACGACCGCGCTCAACGCGGGCAAGGTCAATGCCTTCCTGACCACGGACGTGGCCCGCTGGAAGGCCTACGACGCCCCGTCACAGGCCTGAGGTAGCTAGCCGATGAAGAAAGTCGTGGCCACCTCGACGGGGTTCTACCAGGGATCCCGAATCCGTCCTGGCACTGAGTTCGAGGTGCCCGACGACTTCAAAGGCTCGTGGGTTGCAGCGGTCGATTCCCCGGCCGCCGCACCTGCCAAAGCGAAGCCCGCCCGGGTCGAGCCCAAGACCTTGTCCGAAATGGCCAGGGTCGCGGTCAAGGCTCCGACGGACATCGCCTGAGGTAGATGGCCACCGTCGTCCCGGTCACCACGTTCCCGTTCGAGACCAGTCTCGACGTGGCCGTGACGACCTGGACGCCGCTGGCCTCCAATGACGACGGTGAGCCGGTACGGCTCGCGGTCTATTCCGATCGGTCCATCCAAGTCGCCGGCACGTTCGGCGGCGCGAGCGTGACGATCGGCGGCAGCAATGACGGCGTGAACTACCACGCCTTGAGCTCGACCGACGGTGAGCCGCTCACGAGCGCAGCGCTCAAGCAGATCGTCGAGCTGCCCATCTTCATCAAGCCCCGCATCTTCGGCGGGGACGGCACCACCAGTCTGTCGGTGATCCTCGCGGGTCGCCGTTCCTTCTGAGGATCTGACCATGGCCAACGCGATCTACCCTCTGTACAAGCAGGCCCTGCTTGATGCCTCTGCCAACGTCGACTTGAACGACGGCACCGTCAAGGTGGCACTGGTCGACACCGGCACCTACACCTACAGCGCGACCCACGAGTTCTTGACCTCGCTCTCGGGCGTGGTCGGCACCGCGCAGACGATCAACACCACGACCGTAACCAACGGCCTGTTCGACGGCGACAACGTCACCTTCACGGCGGTGACGGGTAACTCGGTCGAGGCGCTGGTGATTTACATCGACACGGGTACTGCGGGCACCTCGCGCCTGGTGGCGTACATCGACACCTCGGTCACGGGCCTGCCGGTCACGCCCAACGGCGGCGACATCTCGATCACCTGGAACGCCAGCGGCATCTTCCAGCTCTGATGAGGTGACGACATGACCATCGTCACCCGGGCGGGCAAGGGCTCGACGCTGACCTGGGCCGAGCTCGACGGCAACTTCACCGACCTCGACGCTCGCACGACTCAGGCCTGGGCCATGGATGGCCTCGAGCCCACGCTGCGCGAGGGTGTCGGCAATCCGGCCGAGCTCGCCACGTTTCGCGGCAACACACTGGTGCTGCAGTTTGGCCCGTCGGCCGTGTCCGAGGTTTACGTCAATTGGGACGTACCATTCAACTGGGCCGACGGTACCAACCTGTACGCGGCCCTTCACTGGTCGCCCGGTGCCAGCACCAACACGGGCAGCGTGCGCTGGGCACTGGAGTTCACCTACGCCGCCGTCAACGGAACGTTTGGGGCGACCTCCACGTTCCACGTCGACAGCAACGTGGCCAGCGCCTCGTCCTGGAAACACATCCAGGCCGTGAGCGCCCCCTTCTCAGGCTCACTGGTTGATCCCAACACGCGGTTCCTGATTCGCTTGTACCGGGACGGGGCGCACGTCGATGACACGTTCCCCGACAATGCGTACCTGATCGGCATCGATTTCTACTATCAGGTCAACAAGTTCGGCACCCCGAGCTTCACGCCTCCGTACACATAAGGGGTAGCGCAGCATGGCGCTTGGAACCCCAACCGACGGCGGTGCAGCGTATTCCGCATCAGGCGGCACCAGCGTTGCACCCGCCTACCCGGCGAGCATTGCCGCTGGAGATGCGCTTGTCCTGATCATTGGTATGAAGCCGTCTACCGCCAACGGCGGCACGGTCACGACTCCGACGGGCTGGACGCTGCGCGAGAGTCTGACGGGCGCAGGCGGCTACGGCGCGACGCTCGGCGCGGACACCGGCAACACCAACCTGTTCATCTACACCAAGGACACGGTTGCCGGTACAGAGACGGGCAACCTGACCGTCACGGTCGGCACCAACAACGTCTGCTGGGGCAGCATCGTTTGCGTCCCCTCGGGCGCGGGCAGCTTTATTTATGGCACAGCGGACGGTTCTCGGACGACCGCACCGACCTCTGGCACTGCGTTTACCACGCTGCTGACCAACGGCGCGACAGCACCCAACCTGCAAAACGGGGACATGGCGATTTGGGCCATGTGTATCCCGACGGACGTTCTTGCCAACGGTTTTACCGTACCGACGATCTCATCGACCGGCACCACGTTTGGCACGGCGGTCGAACTGGAAGAACCCGACTCCGGTACGGGTAACGACATCGGCGGCTATGTTGCCTATGCAGCAGCAACCGCAGGATCAAGCACCGCCGCACCGACCGTTGGCGTCACGGCGACGGGCACCGTCACCAACGTGCGCGGCCCGATTGCGCTGATTCGCATCCGCGAGAACGTACAGACGCTCACGCCGAATCTGTACACGAACACCCAGACGTTCTTCGATCCGACGGTCACGGCGGGCACGGTCACACTGACGCCCGACCTGTACACCAATACGCAGACGTTCTATAGCCCGGATGTCACGCAGGCCGGTGGGGCGCAGAACCTTGATCCTGCGCTATACACGAACAATCAGACGTTCTACAGCGCCACGGTTGCAGCCAGCAACACGCTGACCCCGGCCCTGTACACGAACGCCCAGACGTTCTACAGCCCGACGGTTGTCGCAAGTTTCATCATCGACGACCCGGTGTATGTCAATCAGCAAACCTTCTACAGCGCTCGAGGCACAACCCTGCTGCCGGATCTGTACAGCAACGCGCAGACGTTCTACAGCGCGACGGTGTCGCAGGGCGCTGGGCCGGTCACCCTCACGCCGGACCTGTTCACCAACACCCAGACGTTCTACGCACCGACCGTCGCCCCGGGCACAGTCACGCTGGAGGTCCAGGGCTACGTCGACCCGGGCTACGTGGATCCGGGCTATGTCGGTCCGAACACGTTCAGCACGCAAAGCTTCTTCTCGCCGATCGTGGGACCGCCCGGCCTGCTGCCGGCGCGAGTGCTCAACACGACGACGTTCTTCGCCGCCACCGTCTTCAACCTGTACCCCGACCCGAGCGACGTGCGCCTGGGCGTGACCTACGGGCCCGGTGGCACGCTGGTGGGTACTTACAAGGGCGGTGGCCAGATCTGGCTACGCCGCCGCTGAGTGTCCGTGTCTGTGCCTGAGAGACCTACACTGCGGGCACTGGAGAATTCGTAATGGCCTCGGTCGTACAGATCTGCAACCTGGCCCTGAGCCACATCGGCTCAGACGCCATCGTCACCTCCATCGACCCGCCCGACGGCAGTGTCGAAGCCGGCCACTGCGCACGGTTCTACGACCTGGCCCGCACGGCCATGCTCGAGGCAGGCCACTGGGCCTTCGCCCGCAAGCGCGTGGAACTCGCCGAGGTCACCAACACCAGCGACGTGTGGCTCTACGCCTATGCCTTGCCCTCCGACTGCCTGCGCCCGCAGATCGTGCTGCGCCTGGCGGCCGACAACGTCTTCAGCTTTGAGCGCTTTACCCTGACCGAGCTGCGCTCGGCGGACTACGAACTCGAGGGCCAGGTGCTGCGCACCAACGAGCCCGAGGCCACACTGCTCTACACGATCGACATCACCGACTCGACCAAGTTCACGCCGAGCTTTGTCTCGGCCCTGTCGTTCATGCTGGCGGGCTACCTGGCCGGGCCGATCGTCAAGGGTAACGAGGGTGCGCGACTGGGCAATGCCATGCGCGAGCGCGCCGTGGCCGAGGGTCGCAGCTCCGCCGCACTCAATGCCAACGCGAGCAGCACCACGGCCGATCACACGGCCGCGCACATCTCCGCTCGCACATGAAGACCCTGCATCGATCGTTTGCCGGCGGGGAGGTCACGCCGGAGCTCTACGGGCGCATCGAGCTCTCCAAGTTCCAGACGGGCCTCGCCCTGGCGCGCAACGTCATCACCCTGCCGCACGGGCCCGCCGCGCGCCGCCCCGGGTTCGAGTTCGTCAACGAGTGCCGCGACAGCACCCAGACCGTGGTGCTGATCCCCTATGCGTTCAGCGCCACCGACACCGGGGTGATGGAGTTCGGCCACCAGTACGTGCGCTTTCACAGCAACGGCGCCACCGTGCTCGAGGCCAACCAGGCGATCGCGTCGATCCTTGGCAACATGGTCGGCGTTCTGGGCCACGGCTACAGCACGGGCGACTGGGTGCTGATCGGCTCGCGGTTCTTCAAGATCACCGTGCTCGACCCCAATGCGTTCACGACCACGGACCTGTGGGGCGTGGCGGCGTTTCCCTCGGGCAGCACGGTCGCTCGCGTGGCGCAACTGGCCACGCCCTACCAGGCCTCTGAGCTCTACGACCTGCACTTTGCCCAGTCGGGCAGCATCATCTCAATCGCCCACCCGGGCCACGCGCTGCGCGAGTTCACGCGCACGAGCGGCACCTGGTCGGTGTCGACCGTGTCCTTTGCCCCGACGCTCTCACCGCCCGGCCAGCCCACGGTGACCGTGACCAACCCGACCGCGGGCAATCCCTCGCCGCAGGACTACGTGATCACGGCACTCGCCGCCGATGGGGTGACCGAGTCGCTCGCCTCGGCCCGCACCTCAGTCAGCAACGACCTGTCGATCTCGGGCAACTTCAACACGATCACCTGGCCTTCGGTCACGAACGCGACCCGCTACAACGTGTACAAGCGCCGCGGGCAGTTCGGCTACATCGGCCAGGCCGTGGTGCTCACCGGCAAGACCATCAGCTCGATCACCCGGGTGACGACCACCGCCACGCTGACCACGGCGACCGATCACAACCTCTCGACCGGTGACATGGTCAAGGTGAGCGGAGCCACGCCCGCGCAGTACAACGGCGACTTCATCATTACGGTGACGACCCCGACCGAGTTCACCTACACCATGGCCTCGGACCCGGGTGCAAGCGCCTCGCCCGTGGGCAGCTACACCGCGGTCAACAAGGTGGTCGATGACAACATCCTGCCCGACACGCTGCAGACGCCACCCGAGGACATCATCACGCTGAACGGCAGCGCCAACGAGTACCCGGCGGCCGTCACTTACCACGAGCAGCGCCGCTGGCTCGGGGGCACCAACAACGACCCGCAGACGCTCTACGCCACGCGCACCGCGGCCAACTACAACCTGACAAGCTCGATCCCCTCGCGCGATGCCGACGGCATGGAGCTGCGCATCGCGAGCCTGCAGAACAACCGCATCCAGCACCTGGTGCCGCTGTCGGACCTGATCGCGTTCACGCCGGGCGGGGAGTGGCGCATCTACGCCGACAGTGCGCCGGCCATCACGCCCACCAGCGTGAGCTTAAAGCCCCAGGGCTACAGCGGCGCGAGCAATGCCCAGCCGGTCGTGACCGCAGGCAGCGTGCTCTACGTGCAGGCGCAGGGCTCGCGGATCCGCGAGATCGCCTACAACTGGGAGTCGAACGCCTACCGCTCGATCGACATCTCGATCATGGCGCCGCACCGGTTCAACGGCTACACGGTCAAGCAGCTCGCGTTCTCGCGGGCGCCCGAGCCTGTGATGTGGGCCGTGCGCAGCGACGGCGTGTTGCTCGGCATGACCTACGTGCCCGAGCAGCAGGTCTACGGCTGGCACGCCCACGACACCGACGGCGCGTTCGAGTCCGTGGCAGTGGCCGCCGAGAACAACGAGGACGTGCTCTATTGCGTGGTGCGCCGCACCATCAACGGCCGCACCGTGCGCTACATCGAGCGGCTGCACTCGCGCATCTTCACCGACCAGGACCGGGCGTTCTACGTCGACTCGGGCCTGACCTACGACGGCGCGGCGGTCTCCAGCATCTCGGGCCTCTACCACCTCGAGGGCAAAGAGGTGCAGATCCTGGCCGACGGCGCGGTGCACCCGGTGCGCACGGTCACGGGCGGGGCCATCTCGCTCGACTACACGGCCAGCGTGATTCACATCGGGCTCAAGTACACCAGCGACATCCAGACCTTGCCGCTGTCGCTTGAGGGTGCGCCGGCCGGTGGCCAGGGCACCATGAAGAACGTGAACAAGGTGCACCTGCGCGTGTCGAGCTCGAGCCTGATCGAGGCAGGCCCGAGCTTCGTCAAGCTGCGCGAGTACCCGGCCCGGGCGGTCACCGACCCCTACGGCTCGCCGCCGGCCCTGCGCACGGGCGAGATCTCGCTGGGCGTGGATCCAAGCTGGAACACGGACGCCTCGGTGTGCGTGCGCCAGGGCGAGCCGCTGCCGCTCACCGTGCTGTCGATGACGCTGGAGCTGGCTGCGGGTGGGTGAGGTCGTCATCCGGGCACCGCGCCTCGGTGACCCTGCAGACCTGGCCCCCCGGCTGCGTGCCCAGGACGTGGCCGAGTTGAACGCCTCGGGCCACGTCGACCTGCAGCACGTGCTGCAGTTCAGCCTGCACGTCTCGCGAATGAAAGCCGCCGCCGAGATCGATGGCCAGCTCGTGGCGCTCTTTGGCGTGAGCTCGCTGTCGCTGCTCGGGGGCATCGGCGCGCCGTGGTTCTTGGGGTCGGACGCCGTGGTGCGTCATGCCCGTGTCCTTCAGCGCATGGCCCCGGGCTACATTTCCGAAATGCTTCAGGCCTACCCGCACCTGATCAATCGTGTGCATGCCGAAAACACGATCAGCGTGCGCTGGCTCAAGCGCCTGGGGTTTACCGTCCACCCCGCCCGTCTGAATGCTCACGGGCACCTGTTCCACGACTTTGAGATGAAGCGATGAGGTACCTGCCGTTTGCTCACACAGAAGTTGACGCCGGATGGGTGACCCCTTGCCATCAGGCACATCGCAACGGTGTACCAATGAAACTTGATCGCGACGGGTACGCAATCATTCCTTCCAAATCGGCGTCAGTTCGTGCGCATCGAGCACGTTGGGTTGAAGTCGGAAATGAAAAAGCCAACGTTTTAGATCACCTTTGCCGCAATAGATGGTGCTGCAACCCGGCGCATTTGGAATCCGTCACGCCAGCAGAAAATGTGCGGCGAGGGGATTGCACAAAGTTAACCGAGGAAACGGTTGCTCAAATTCGCTCTTTATACGCTGAAGGTACGCACACCCAAGTCGCAATTGGTCAAAAGTTTGGTGTAAGTCAAGGGCATGTAAGCCACCTTGTCAGAGGCATGTACTGGTCGGCAGGCGCTTGCAAACACTGGGAACAACGAAAGGAGGCCCGCCGTGTGTGAGCCCGCCACTATTGCCACCATTACCGGGTGGCTCGGGACGACCGTCGGCGGCACCGCCGCTGCCGCAGGAACGGCCGCTGCGGCTGGAACGGCGGCGGCTGCAGGCACGGCTGCTGCGGCGGGAACTGCTGCCGCTGCGGGAACCGCTGCTGCCGCAGGCATGACCTACGGCCAGCTTCTTGCGCTGGGCCTGTCGGCTGCGGGCACGGGCGTGGGCGCCTACGGGGCGTACCAGTCCTCGCAAGCGGCCAAGCAAACCGCCGAGCGCAACGCGGTCATCGCCGAGAACCAGGCGCAGGATGCCGAGCGTCGCGGTGAGATCGAGGCCCAGCAAGTCCAGCGCAAAGGCGCCGGGCTCCTGAGCACGCAGCGCGCCATGTTCGCTTCGCGGGGCCTGGACCTGTCCTCTGGCACCGTGGGCGACATCATCGATCAGACCTCGTTCTTCAACGACATGGACTCGCAGACGGCCCGTGACAATGCAGCTCGCGAGGCCTGGGCCCGTCGCTCGCAATCGTCCAACTTCTCGGCCGAAGCCGCCGCACAGCGCCCCTGGCTCGCCACGGGCAACACGCTGATCTCAGGCGCTGGCCAGGTCGCGGACCGCTGGGCCCGCTACAGCTATCGCCCTGGGGTCTATTGATCGATGCCCCAAGTCCCGATTTACAACGGCCCGCAAGTCCGCGAGACGGCCCTCGACGGAGGCTTTCAGCGCACGACCAATGCGGGCGCGGTGCTGGCCGACACCGGCAAAGCGCTCACGACACTGGCCGCAGGCGTCGATGCGATCGCCTACCGCCAGGACCTGGCGCTCGCCAATCAGGCCGAGGCCAAGATCACGCAGGACTGGCTCAAGTGGGACAGCGAGGCTCGCGCCAAGTACCGCGGGCAGAACGTCGACCAGTACGAGGCCGAGGCCAACAAGTGGTGGCAGGACACCCGAAAGACGTACGCCCAAAGTCTTAATCCCCGCTCACGCGCCATTGCCGATTCGGCGCTGACGACTCGTCGCACGCAAGCCATGAGCTCCGTGCTGGGGTATTCGGCACAGGAGCGCGATCGCTTTGCCGATGAGTCGGCTGTGGCCGTCAAAAGCAACGAAGTGCAGTTTGCCATCAGCACCGGCACTGAGCCTGCGCTCGTGGCTGCGCGCACCAAGATCCAAGAGACCAACGCCCAGATCGGTGCCCGCAAGGGCTGGACCCCTGAGCAGCTCAGTCAGCAGAACCTGAAAGACACGAGCGACATGCACGTCGCTTACTTGCTCAATCTGTCCAAGCGCGACCCCGCGGCCGCACAGGCCTACTTCACGGCCAACCGCCAGGAAATCGTTCCCAGCGCCCAAGGCCAATTGTCCGAGCGTCTAGAGAACATCAGCGCCGTGGCCGATGGCGACAACGCCGCCAACGACATCTGGGCGACCAACATGGCCGGCAAGGGCTACAACGCGCCGGTCGATCTCGCGGCCATGGAGACCCAGGCCCGCGAGCGATTCAAGAACGACTCGACCCGGGCCAAGGCGGCCATCGACGGACTGCGTCAACGCACGACTGCGTTCGATCGCAGCCAGAAGGAATTTAATTTCGGGAACAAGAACACCGTGTTTGGCCTGTTGGATAAAGGTCAGACCATGAACCAAGTCATGCGCTCCGACGCCTGGCAGGCCTTGCCCGAGACCGAGCAGCGCGCTATCCGTTTGGAACTGCAGCGGGAGGCTGCGGCCCTCGAATCGCAAGCGGCGGCTCGTGCACAACGCGCTGCCGCTAACGCATCGCGTGAGCTGACGCTGCTGCAGACCAACGAGCGCTTGGCGTTCATGCGCAATGGCGACAGGTACCTGTCGGTGAGCGATCCCGAAAAGCTCGCCCGTATGTCTCGTGCCGAGGTTCAAGCCATGCGCACTGACTTCGGCATGACCGCGACCGAGCACCTGCTCAACAAGTGGGACACGCTGCAAAAGCCCGGCAAGATCGCCGAGGCGCGCATCGACAAACAGGACTTCGAGCAAGTGGCCCAGGACCTGGGTCTGCGTCCGTTCGACCCGAAGAAGAGTGAGCAGGAGCGCGCTGCACTCGGTTCGCTGCAGTTCCGGGTGGAGCAGTTGATCGACGTGGCGCAGCGCAACAAAGGCAAACCGCTGACCCGCGAAGAGAAGATGACGCTGATGCGCACCGAGATGTCGAAGACAGTCACGGTCAACAGCAACTTCCTCTTCCCCGATCCGCAAGTGCCGGTGATCCAGTTGACGCCGGATCAGGCCAAACAGGTGGTGGTACCTGCCACCGATCGAACTCAAATCATTGAGGCCTTGAAGCAGAAGTACGCTCAAGAGCCCACCAATCCTGCCTACGCTCCGACCGATGAGAACGTGCGGCGTCTGTACCTGTTGAACCGATCGCGAGCGGCGGGACTGATCAATGGCCAATGAGTACCTGAGCCTGCTGAACGCGCAGGGTCCGACTGCGCCCGCAGCCAACCCGTACCTGGACCTGATGAACGAGCAGGAGCGCGCTCGCAAAGCGGCGCTGGCCGCACAGGTGGGGCAAGCGGCCACGGTCAACCCGGACCAGTTCAACGAGCAGCGCCGCGTGGCGCAGTACTTGGGCTACCCGGTGGCCGCGGTCGAAGCGCTGCCCGAAGACAGCAAGCGCCAGGCCGCAGCGCGCCAGGTGCAGCAGGACGCAGCGAGCTCGCCGACCCTGCAGCGCAAGTACACCGAGGCCGACTTCGCCAAGCTGGCGCACGACGACAGCGGGCCGTTGTCGACCATCGCCGGGTTCCTGAAAGACTCCGGCATGTCGACCGTCGCGGGCGTTTACAACGCGAGCAAGGGCGCGGCCGGCGTGTTCCGGGCCGGGGCCGAGTTGTTCGCGCCGATCGGCGACTTGCTGGTCGATGCCCGGGTGCTGCCCGAGAACCCACTGCGACGGGTCGCCAATGCGTTCGCCGGCATGGGCCAGGCGGCCGACATCACGGCCAAGAGCTTCACGCCCCAGACCGAGGGCAACATCTCCTCGGGCGTGCAGTCCGGCATCCAGTCGCTGACGCAGAACTTACTGACCCTGCCGATGGTGTTCCTGCCGGGCGGGGCGCCAGCCGCGCTTGCGGGCATGACCTCGTTTGCCGGTGGCCAGGCCTACCAGGACGCCCGGGAAAAGCTGCCGATGTCGCAGGCGCTGCCCTATGCCGCCTCGCAGGCCGCGATCGAATTTGCGACCGAGCGCCTGCCGCTGCGCGCCCTGGTCGGTGACATCAGGGCCGGCACCTCGTTCTTCAAAACCCTGACCCGCCAGGTCGCCATGGAAATCCCGGGCGAGCAGGTCGCAACAGTATTGCAGGACCTGAACGAGTGGGCGGTCCTGAACCCTGAAAAGCCGTTCTCCAGCTACCTGGAGGAACGTCCGAGCGCCGCTGCGCAAACCCTGGTGGCCACGATCGTGGGCGTCGGTGGCAACGTGACCGTGGTCAAGGGCATCGAAAAAGCGCTCGAGGCCGCTGGCCGTGGCATGGCGGACGTTAACTCGGCCGAGGCGCAGCACGCCCGCATGGTGCAGATGCTGCAGATCGCGGCCAACTCCAAGCTGCGCGAGCGCGACGGCAAGACCTTTGCCGAGGTTGTGCAGTCCATGGCCGATGAGACTGAGGGCGCGCCATCGTCGATCTACATCGACGGCGAGGTGCTGGCCCAGTCGCTGCAGTCCATGCCTGAGGTCGACCTGCAGACGCTGATGCCGAGTGTCGCTGCGCAACTTGCGCAGGCTGCGGCCACCGGTGGCGTGGTCGAGGTGCCGATCGGCGAAGCCATTGCCGCGGTGCCGGGCACGGGCCTTGAGCAAGTGTTCTTGCAGAACTTCCGCTCGACCCCCGAAGGCATGAGCCTGGCCGAAGCGCAGCAGGCAAGCGAGCAAGCGGGCGAGTTCCTGAAGCAAGAGGCCGCTCGGGTGATTGCCCAGGCGCAGGATCAGGAAGCGTTCCGCATGAGCTCCGAGGCCGTGCGCCAGTCGATCCTGGGTGAGCTCACCACGGCCGGTCGCTACCGGCCTGCGGTCAACGAGGCTATGAGCCAGTGGGCCAGCGCGTTCTACACCACGATGGCCAGCCGCGTGGGCATGACCCCCGAGGAGTTCTACCAGCGCTACCGGCTGCGCGTGCTGGGTCAGGCGACGGGGCAGGGCGAGGTGCTGAATGCCGACTATGACCAAGCCGGCCGGCTCATCACCGACACGTCCAACTTCCGCAACTGGTTCGGCGACAGCGCGGTGCGCGAACTGCCCACTTCGTCACGTCAGAAACCCAATGAAATGCCGCCAAAGGTGGTCTACCACAGCACTTTGGCCGATTTCGTTGAGTTTCAGACCCAACGAGAGACCACGAACTCAACGACATTCGGCGACGTCACGACTAGCCGAAGCGGCATTTTCTTCGCTGAAGACCCGAGTTTTGCGGAAGGGTACGGCGTGGGTGAAGGGCAGAAGGTCATGCCCGTCTACCTGTCAATTCAGAACCCTATTTACTTGGACGAGGGAATCAGCGGTGAGGACCTGACCACCATCGTCAATAACTCCGACGGCAAGATCACCCGCAACGACTTTTACGGGGTAAACGCCGACGAGATGTGGCAGGCGTTCGACGGTGAGTTTGGTCGCAACTTTGTTGAGGCGGCAAAGGCTGCCGGATACGACGGCGCTTTCATGATCGAAAGCGACCCTGCGACGGGCGACAGCCGCAACGTGTGGGTGGCTTTCGAACCCACCCAAATCAAATCCGCCATCGGCAACCGCGGCACGTTCGACCCAACAAGTGCCAACATCCTCGAGCAGCGCGGCGCCCAGGCCAAGGGCAAGGCGATCCCGACCAGCATCGACGCGGTGTCGAACGTCGAGGCCTCGTTCGAGTTCGCGGGCTCCGAGCAGTTCCCCAACAACCGCGACTTCAAGCTCGCGATCCAGGGCCGCGTACTGGCGGCAGCCAAAGCTGCCAAGGTCAAGCTCGACGAGTTCACCCAGGGCGTCGAGCAGTACCTAGTGCGCATCGCCGTGGCCGACGGTCAGACCGCGCTGCGCACCAACGCCAACGCGGTGGGCTGGTACAACGAGAAGGTGACCAAGGCGCTGCGCCTGGTGTCGCTGATCCACCCCGAGATCGCCACCGACCCGCAGGCCAAGTTCGCGTTTGTGTGGGCCATGGCCGTTACCTCGAACGGGCTCAAGGTCGACAAGAATTTCGAGCTCGCCGAGAAGGTCTACCAGGGCTACAAGGCCACCGGCCAGATGCCCACCGACGTCGGCATCGGCACTGCGGCCGAGGCGATCAACCGTTCGCTTGGGCTTTACAACGAGCTCATCGCCAAGCACGGGTTCGAGGTGGTCGAGCGTTTCATGACCACGCTGCAGCCCGCGGGCGAGGTCGAGAAGTTCACCGGCAACAAGGTCAGCGGCGAGAACAAGACCACGATGGTGTACGGCGCCGCGGCGCTGGGTCCGAAGATCGGCAACGGGTTCTTCATGAACCTCTACGGCCGCTTCGAGCAGCTCACCATGGACCGATGGCTGATGCGGACCTGGGGTCGCTGGACGGCCACCCTGGTCGAATCCAATCCGGCCCAGGTCAAGGCCAAGCGTACGCAGCTCAAGGCCCTGGTCCAGTCGCTCACGCCCGCGGACAAGAAGGCGTTCGAGGCGATCATCAAGCGCAAGCTCACCGTCGGTGACATTGACGGCGTGGGCCAGGCGATCTGGAAAGCCTCGCAGAAACCCGCCAACCGCAAGGCCATGGCCGCGATCGGTGCGGTTGACGAAGCAGGGCAAAGCCGGCTGACCGAGATCTTGGGCGAGCCGAAGAAAGACCAAGTGCGGGTGTCGATTGGCGACGAGCTGCGCAAGAGCGGCAACGCCCTGACCAAGTACCTCGACGGCCAGAAGGAAGCACCGGCTGGCCCGCCCGAGCGCGGCAACATTCGCAAGGTATTCCAGCAGGCGCTGGCCGAGCTGCAGGCGCAGCATCCGGCGCTGACGATGTCTGATTTCCAGGCCCTGCTGTGGTATCCTGAGAAGCGGCTCTACGATGCTGCCAAGACCGCAGAGGAAGCTGCGGATGCCTACGAAGACGACGAGGCACCAGACTATGCCAACGCAGCCGCAAAACTCGCCCGATCCCAAGGCGTCTCCGACGCCGACATCAGCGCAACCCTCTCCGCCGTCGATGCCGAGCTACAGGCCAATGTCGGCGCAGCAGGAGCACGACCAGGAGAACGAGGACCTGGCGCTGGCACGGGAGATTCTGGGCAACAAGTCCTAGAGCAAGGCCCCCGCGGGACGTTCAACCCGCGCACCCTCGAGCTGGTTCTCAGCCCGACGGCAGATCTCAGCACGTTCTTCCACGAGACCGGGCACTTCTTCCTGGAGGTGCTGGCCGACGTTGCGAGCCAGCCTGACGCGCCGGCGCAGATCGTCGAGGACATGAATGCGTTCCTGAAGTGGGCGGGTGTTCCTGACCTTGCCACCTGGAACAACTACAGCCTCGAGCAGAAGCGCCCCTACCACGAGCGCTGGGCCGAGAGCATCGAGCAGTACGTCATGGAAGGGCGCGTGCCCAATGCCGAGCTGCAGCCGATGATGCGTCGCTTTGCCGCGTGGCTGAAGACTGTGTACGGCAGCATCAAGCAGTTCCTGGCACAGAACCAGGGCGAGCAGTCGCCGATGCAGTTGAACGACGACATCCGCCGCGTGATGGACCGGCTGATCGCGACCGACGAGCAGATCGCTCAGGCCAACGAGGTGGCGGGCCTGGTGCCCAATGAGCAGGCCGATGCCGAGGCGGCCGAGCGCTTGAACAAGCGCAGCATGGCCGACCTCAAGTGGACCGTGCGCGCACGCGACAGGATCATCAAGGCGCTGCAGAAGCAGGCCGACACGATCCGCAAGCAAGTGCGTGAGGCGGTGGCCGCAGAGGTCGAGGCCGAGCCCGTCTACCAGGCCATGCGCTGGTTGAAGAAGGGCGAGATGACCGACCCCGAGTCGGGCGAGCAAGTCAAAGCCACCAAAGGCTTCCGGCTGTCGATCGAAGCGCTGGCGGCCATGTACCCCGAGACCGGCCTGTCGAATCCTGACGTGACCCGTCTGCGTGGCATGACCGCCAAGGAGGGTCTGCACCCGGACATCGTGGCCGACATGTTCGGCTACCAGAGCGGCGACCAGCTCGTGCGTGCGATCGTTGCCGCCGAGCCCATGGTCGATGTCATCGATGCGGTCACCGAGCAGCGCATGCTGGAAGACCATGGCGATCTGGTCGATGAGCGTGCGATCCAGGACGCGGCCAACGAGGCCGTGCACAACGAGGCTCGGGCGAGGTCCCTGGCCACGGAGCTGCGCACTCAGCAAGAGATGCTGGGCCAGCGCACCGACACCGGCCAGACCAATGTCCGCGGCGCCAGGATCACGGTCAATGCACTGGTCGAGGCGGCCAAGCAGTTCGGTGCCAACGTGGTCTCGCGCACGCCCCTGCGTGATCTGAAGGCCACAACCTGGAAGCACACCTCGGCCGAGCGCCGTGCCTCGAGGCGCTGGCAAGAGCTCACGGCCAAGGGCGAGACGCAAGACGCGGTCAAGGCCAAGCAGGACCAGATGCTCAACAACGCGGCCGCTCGGGCAGCGCTCGAGGCACAGGCCGAGGCCAAGAAGATTTTCGAGTTCTTCCGCCGGGTGACCCGCGGCAACGACGAGAAGGTGGTCGAGAAGGGCAGGGACCCTGACATCGTCAATGCCGCACGGGCCGTGCTCGCGGCCTATGGCGTGCAGACCCCGACCACTCGCAACGCGGTCGAGTACCTGGAGCGCGTCAAGCAGAACGACCCGGCCACCTACGCCGCGATCGAGCCCGCGATGGCTGCGGCACTGACCAACGCCCAGCCGCTCGATGCACTCACCTTCGACGAGCTCGTCGGCCTGAACGAAGCGATCCAGGCGCTGTGGTATCTGTCCAAGCGCAATCGCCAGCTCGAGGTCGACGGCGACCTGATGGACATCGACGACCTGGCGGTCGAGCTCAACCAGCGCATGGAAGAGATCGGCATCCCCAACGAGGTGCCGGGCGAGACGGGCGCGATGACACGAGCCGAAGAGCGCTCGCGCATGCTGCAGTTCGCTGGCGCACTGACCCGTCGCGTGGAGCAGTGGGCCGAGGCGATCGATGGCAAGTTCGGCGGGCCGTTCCTGCGGTTCGTGTTCCAGCCCGTCAAGGACGCGGCCGATCGCTACCGAACCGATCGGCTGGAGTACCGTCGCAAGTTCCAGGCGCTGCTTGATGAAGTGGCCCCGAGCCTGCGCCCAGGCAAGATCGAAGCGCCCGAGCTCGGCTATACGTTCGGCCGCGGGCACAACGGCATCGGCCAGGCCGAGCTGGTGCACGCGATCCTGCACACGGGCAACGACAGCAACAAGCGCAAGCTCCTGCTCGGCCGCGGCTGGGCCACGGAGAATGCCGACGGCACGCTCGACACCAGCCGCTGGGATGCATTCACTCAGCGCATGATCGACCAGGGCATCCTGACCAAGGCGCACTACGACTTCGCGCAAGGCGTCTGGGACCTGATGGAGCAGACCAAGCCCCTGGCGCAGAAGACGCACCGGGACGTATTCGGTCGCTATTTCAACGAGGTCACGGCGCAATCCTTTGACACGCCCTTCGGCAGCTACCGCGGCGGCTACGTGCCCGCGCAAGCGGACCCGCGCATCGTGCAGGACGCCGAGCTGCGCGACCTGCTGGAAGGCGAGAACGCGAGCATGGCCTATGCGTTCCCGCAGACCAACCGCGGCTTTACCAAGAGCCGCACGGAATACAACCGTCCGCTGATCCTGGACCTGCGCACGCTGCCCCAGCACATCGATAAGGTGCTGCTGTTCTCGCACATGGAGCCCGCCGTGCGCGGCGTGGCACGACTGCTGCAGCGCCCTGCGGTCTCCCAGCCCTTGGGTCGGATCCAGCCGGCCACGATCAGCGGCATGCTGCGCCCGTGGTTGAACCGCAGCTCCCGCCAGGTGGTCGAGACTCCGATCATCGGCGACGGTCGCATTGCCCGGGTGGCCAGTGCCATCCGCGGTCGGGCCGGGGCCGCACTGATGTTCGGCAACGTGAGCAACACCCTGCAGCAGATCACGGGCTTTGCCTCGGCAGCGGTGAAGGTCAAGCCTTCGCACCTAGCCCGCGCCAATGCGGCGTTTATCCGCCATCGCGGCAAGATGCTCGAGGCCGTGTGGGAGAAGAGCGCGTACATGGCCGATCGGGCCAGCAACGAGTCGGCGGCCATGAGCGATGCCATGGACAAGATCCTGCTCGACCCGAGCCTGTACGAGCGGGCGCAGGCCTGGACGGCCAAGCACGCCTACTTCCTGCAGACGGCGGTGGACAACGTGTTCTCGCCGATCGTCTGGACGGGCGCCTACAACCAGGCGATCGAGCAGGGGATGGAGGAGCGCATGGCCATTCGGTTTGCCGATGGCGTGGTGCGCCAGACCCAGGGCTCGACGCTGCCTGAGGACGTGAGCCGCATCGAGACCGGTCCCGCGTATGCGCGCCTGTTCACCCAGTTCGTGAGCTACTTCAACATGATGGCCAACACGAACGGCACTGAGCTCAAGAAGATCGCTCAGGACGTGGGTCTGAAGAAGGGCGCGGGCAAGGCCCTGTATGTGGTGACCATGGGATTCTTGGTTCCCATCTGGGTGGCCGAGGCCATTGCGATTGCCATGCGCGGCGGGCCCGAGGACGAGGAGGGCGATGGCTACCTCGACGACTGGCTCGCGGCCGTGCTCGGCATGGGCACGATCAAGGGCATGCTGGCCCAGGTTCCGTTCGTGGGCCAGGTGCTCAATGCCGGTATCAATCGACTGAACGACAACCCGGCCGACGATCGCGTGAGCCTGAGCCCGGCGGTGAGCCTGCTCGAGGGCGCGGTCGGTGCACCGGTGTCGGTCTACAAAGCGATCGTTGACGATGGCAATGCGCAAAAGGCCGTGCGCGATGTGGCCAGCCTGGTGTCGATCGCCACGGGCCTGCCGGCCTCGGGCATTGTCCGACCGATTGGCTATGCCGCAGGGGTGGCGAGCGGTGACATTCAACCGACGGGACCGGGCGATTTCGTGCGCGGCCTGATCACTGGAGTGGCCAGCCCCGAGTCTCGGTAAGGTGTCCGTGACTGCTGGGGCGCGGTCGATAATCTGGCATCCTTTTCAGGAGCGCATTGCATGACCGTCCCGTCCACCCAGCGCAAGGCTGGGCCGTTCAATGGCAACGGATCGGCGACCTCGTTCGCGTTCACGTTCAAAGTATTCTCGGCCAGCGACATCCAGGTCACCACGGCCAATGCCGAGGGCATCGAGACGGTGCGCGTGCTGGGCACCGACTACAGCGTCACGCTGAACCCCAACCAGGAAACCTCCCCGGGCGGCACGATCACGTTCCCGCTGTCGGGCTCGCCATTGGCCGTGGGCTCAAAGCTTTCGATCGTCGGCATCTTGCCCTATGACCAGCCGCTCGACTTGCCCAGCGGCGGCAACTTCAGCCCGCTGGCGCTTGAGAACGAGCTCGACCGTGCGGTCATGCAGATCCAGCAGCTCGACGAGCGCATGGACCGGGCGATTGTAGCTCCGGTTTCTGATGTCGGCGTTGACATGACTCTGCCAACGGCGGCCGTCCGAGCCAACCGCTATTTGTCATTCGATCTGACCGGCAAGCCAGTCTCGACTACTTTTGACATCGACGCCGTACAAAACGCCTCAACCTCGGCGATTGCAGCCGCCGCTGCAGCAGCCGCATCAGAAACGGCTGCGGCTGCGTCGGAGTCCGTGGCTAACGCGCAGGCCGCGTTCGTCACCAGCACGGTGGCCGCGGTTACACCGACCGTCGTAAATTTTAGTGGTGACGGGGCGACCGTTGCTTTCACTTTGCCGTCGTCGCCAGGGGCTGACGAAAACACGCTGGTGTTCATCAGCGGCGTGTATCAGCAAAAAACTGAGTACTCCGTTTCGGGGACCACGCTGACTTTCACTTCAGCGCCTCCCGTTGGCACCAACAATATCGAAGTTCAAATTGGCCCGGCAACCAACATCGCAGTAAACACAGCGCTCGGCGTGTCGTTCCTCCAAGCAGGCACCGGCGCAGTCACGCGCACGATTCAGGCCAAGTTGCGCGATACGGTGAGCGTCAAGGATTTTGGTGCTGTTGGTAATGGTGTTGCTGACGATACCGCTGCAATACAAGCGGCGTTGGCATCGGGTGCGGCAACAGTAAACGTACCGGATGGCGTCTATCTATCGGGAGCGATCACTGTTCCATCTGGCGTAACTTTTCAGGGCATCGGAAACCCAACGCTTAAATTGAAGAACTCCACATTTGGGGCCGGTGGAAACTTCATATCTGGAGCTTCGGTTACTGGAGCAACAGTTCGCGGTTTCAACATAGACGCAAATCGCCAAAACCAAACGGGAAGCGTGTTTGCCATTTATTTTAACGGCGCCAACTACACGAACATCGTTGGAAATACGATAACAAATTCAACTTACGGAATTTGCGCCACCAACGCAAACCATGTATCCGTTACTGAAAACACCATCAAGAACGGTTTGTTCACCGGCATTTTGTTCACTTTAGGGTCAACCTCTGACACTTCTTCTGCAATAAAAATAACGGACAACTTTGTGCAAAATGTCGTGAGTGACGGCACAGCGTCATGTGACGGCAAAGGAATTGTTGTTTATGGAAAGACAGGGCTGCTTGCTGCCAACTACAAGAACATTACCAACGTCGTCATATCAAACAACAACTGCCATGCCAACGGGGTTTCCGGTATCACGCTGATTGCAGTGAACGATTTCACGATTACCGGAAACAACTGCTACGACAACCGGCAAAACACAAGCATCGGCAATGGTATTTGCATCAGCGAGGGTTGTTACAACGGCACGATCAGCGGAAACGTATGCACTAACAACTACGATGCCGGAATATTGTTGGATGTTGTAACGCAAGATGGCCGCCGCTTTGATTTTGGACGCATGACCGTTTCTGGCAACTCTTGTTTTAATAATGAGGTAGCCGGAATAAAGATCAACAGTCAACCGTATACAACTGTTTCTGGGAACACAGTATCCGACTCTGCATATGGCGTATTTATTGCGCTTGGCGGTTTTTACACAGTCACCGGGAACACGATTTCATTTAACACTCAGAATGGTGTTCGCTTGGCCGGAATAACTGGTCAAACAGGCTATGAGCAGACGCATGTCATCATTTCCGACAATATTTTTTACAACAACTGTCCTTCAGTAAGTTCTACATACGCTGCAATTTATGCGACGTTTTACGACACGGTACGAATTCAACATAACGATTTTCAGGCAAACGGAAGAGACCTAGATATCGCATCTACCTGTCTCAACACGACGCTGTTGGATAACAGATTCACCAGCACTTTGAATATCGCCAGCGGGTCCTCTGTTGTTAGATGGGATGATGAGTTCAGAAGCACCATATCCTCATTCACATCGTCAGATTTTTCTGGAGAAGGGCGCTACCAATTTACTTTGGCTGCCGCTTTCACTATCCCGCACTTTGGTTTGTCATTAGTTCTTATTAGGGCGGCTGCTCCAGTAACTTCCAGCCTCACTGTTGCGATTGCAGACGGTTTTATCGGGCAAAAGTTACGGTTAATCAACTACGACAGCTCATCTATCACCATCAAGCACAATGCAAACGTGAAGAATATGGGCAGTGCGGACGTTGTCTTGGCCTTCGCAGCAACTGTTGAATACTATTTCGACGGCAGCGACTGGCTTCAAATAGCCGCCAAGGTTACGGTGGGGTTTTAAGTTATGACGCCCCGCCCCGCGCCCCACGTCATCCGCTGACCATCATGCTCAATAAACTCAAAGGCTCCCTGTACTCAAAGACCAGCAACGCGGCCATTGTCGTCGCGGTCATTGGAGTCCTTGAGCAGTTGGCTCCTGGCCTGCTGCAGTCCGTCATCCCTGCTGACTATTCCGGCTTGGCGCTGTCGCTCGTCGGCGTTGCCTTCTGGCTCCTGCGCTGGGTCACCAGCAAACCTCTTGATCTCAAGTGACATGACGACAGACGACGATTTCCGCAGGCTCGAAAGTAAGGTCGACAAATTGACCGACGCGGTCATGCGCCTGGTGCTGATCGAAGAGCGGGAGTCCACACAGGGTGAGCGGATCGGTCGGCTGGAGATCAAGACCGGCAGCATTGAGACAGCGCACTTGAAGACCGACAAGAAACTCGACCAGTGGATCAACCGGGGCATCGGTGTCTGGGTCGCTGTCGGCGTTGCGTTCACGATCATTCAGTTCTTGGCGAAGCGATGAACTTCGACCAGTGTCTGGCCAAGGTCCTCGGGCACGAGGGCGATTTCAGCGACCACGGGGATGATCCCGGAGGGAAGACCCGTTACGGGGTGACCGAGGCGGTCGCTCGCGAGGTCGGTTACAGGGGCGACATGCGCGAGCTGCCGCTGGAGCTGGCCAAGCGCATCTACCTCGAGCGATACTGGAAACCGATCGCGGCCGATGACCTGCCGCCGGGCGTGCGCTACGTCGTCTTCGATGGCGCTGTGAACAGTGGCCCACGGCAATCGATCCTGTGGCTGCAGCGGGCCGTGGGCGTGCAGGCTGATGGGATCATCGGACCCATGACACTGGGCGCAGCCTACGCGGTGGACGAGAAGATCCTGCGGGCCAAGATCCTTGCCCAGCGCTTGCGGTTCATGTCGGGGCTCAACAACTGGCCGAGCTTTTCCAGGGGCTGGGCCCGACGCATTGCGGATTTGATGGAGGCAGCATGAGCGTGGATCCGTTGACCGCGGCGCTCAACGTCGGTGGCAAGCTGATCGATCGGCTGTGGCCGGATCCGACCTAGCGCGACCAGGCCAAGCTCGCGATGCTCGAGCTTGCACAAAAGGGTGAGCTCGCCGAGTTCGTCGGCCGTGCCGAGATCGTCAAGGCCGAGGCGGCCAGCACGTCGCCGGGTCGGTAGCTGTCGCCCCCGGGCGAGACCAGCTCCCCGCGCAGGAACTTCCAGCCGTGCCACTGGCCGTCGGTACCGGGCAGATCACCCAAGAGCATGCGGATCACCTGGCGCTGGTGGCCGGGGATCTTGCAGCGCCCCGTGCGCCAGCGGTAGAGGGTCTTCTCGTGGATGTCCAGCGCCCGCAGCAAGGGTCGCTCGCCGACGAGCTCGATGGCCGCGGCCAGTTCGCGCAGCGGTTGGCGGTTGATTTCAAGCATGGGTAATGAAGTTGCGCTTCTTGCGGTTGACGTTGGCCGGGATGATCTGCAGGTTCCACGGCACGTGCAGACCGCTCACGGTGTGACCGCGCAGCGGCAGGATGTGGTCGACCTCGACCTCAAAGCCGAGCTCGCGCAGCTCCTTGGCCCGACGATAGATCGCCCGGATCTCGTCCCAGTTGACCCATTCGGGCGTGTTGCGCTGGCGCGCCTTCCGGTACTTGGTACCCACCTTGCGCATGGATTGATTCCAGCGCGAGCGGTTCTGCTCACGCCAGCGCTTTTGATTGGTCAGCGCCCGGGCGTAATTGTCCTTCTGCCAGGCCTTGGCCCGTTCGCTTACGCAAGCTCGGCACTGCGAGCCGATGCGGCCGCCGGCCGTCAGTCGCGAGTCTTTGCACCAGGGGAAGTCGAAGATCGGTAGCGTCACGAGGCAGCGCGTGCAGGTCTTGGTGTCCGACATGCTAAACAAACCTTTAGCAGTTGCAACACCCCCAGGTCATGCGCCAGTGCGCATAATACATATTGCGCCCTTCCAATTTGCTAAAGGGCTCAGGGCACTTAGGGGGATCTCGTGCCCAATGCGTTACTAGCAAGTGCTAGAAGCCAGTGCAGAATGCACCGGCCCCAGCCAGGCTGTCAACCTTTGGCCTCCTTTTCCTGGATCAATCGGTCGATGTACCAGCGGGCTTTGCGGATGTCCTCGAGCCCACCCTTGGCCTCGTATCGCCACAGGTACTTGATCACGTTCGCGGTGCACACGGCCTCGATGCCGGTCTTGTTGACCGTGGCCGCCTTCAGTGCGTCGATGCACTCGACCTCGCCGTTCCTGTAGTGCTGGGGATTGGTCGCGTCCATGATCAGAACCACGCGGCTGCCGGGTCACGGCGAGGGGTGATCACAATGCGCTGCGGATCTTCCAGAGCCTGCCTGCGCCGCTCGATCTTCAGCAGCCCCTTGACCAGCACCGCATCAGGCTCACCGTTCGACAGAGCGTAGAGCGCCGTCGATGCACCACGCTGCGCTCGCCAGTCTGCGATCCGCACCTTACCCTCATCGCGCAGTTCTCGTATAGCGCGACGGGTCATCGTCTCAGAATAGCCCGACTCGATGACCAACTGGGTGATTGTCATCTGACCACGCTGGCTCAGAAGCTCAGGGATGCGACGGGTGCTAGAGCGAGGCTTGGGCTTTCTGGCCGGAAATACGTCCTGCTTACCCGTCCAGCCCCAGACGTGCATCGGGGTGGTCGTGTTGTAAGCGCGACGGTACTCGACGATCTTGATGTAGCCCTCGCGCTTCAAGACCAGCAGCGCCGACTTAACGGTACTCAGACCATGGTTGAGCGTACGGGTCATGTCGCTGATGGTCATCGTCTTGCCTGCAATCAGGTTCTTGAGGATCCGTTCTTTACAGGTTGCCATTATTCGATTACCTCACGCCCGTCGATACGGGCCTTGATTTCCTCAGCCATTGCGGCGTCCCGGATCTTGCTCGGGTTTGTCTTGCGCAGGACGCGCAGCGCAACGGCGCAGAATGTTTCGATGTGTGCCAGCGAGTCATCGCCCTCTGGCGGTATGTATTGCCGGATGTCTTGCAGTGCGGCTACCAGGTCGGCGGTGATCTCGCTCACGTCAGCCCTGGCTCGCATACGATCTTGCCGGACAGGCTCGCCCCTGGTTGCAGTTGTTGTTGCAGGGCGGGCATGAGCGTTCGCGGATCGTTCTGATGCAGTCCCTGAGCATCGCTAGTTGAAGGCCAGCTTTCTCGGCGCTTCCGTAGACGTGCATCTCGGCAAGGTCTTGGCAGATAGCCTCGCGCTCGGCTGCGACTGCCGCTCGCATCTGGCTTTCAAGAAACAACGGGCCGGTGTAGTCCGGCGGGATTTCGTGCGGCTCGTAGCCTTGCGGTAAATCCTTTGGATCTTCGGCCCACCGGCCACAGACGCCGCATCGAATGCCAGCCCATAGGGGGTGATTGCAATGCTCGCAGCCGCTCATCCCTGCTCCCTTGCGCGGATGACCCGCTCGGCTTCGCGCTGGCGATCGAGTGCGCTGCGTTCTTCAACGTCGATCTGCTCGATGAGCTTCTCGAAGTCACGACACTGGTCGCACTTGTGGCACTGCTTTTCGCAGCGCTTGTAGATTTTGGCGGCCCACTTCTCACTCATCGTCGCTCTCCTCACCAGGCTGGCCGACCCAGTCCATCAGTCGCTTCAGGCGCAAGAAGATGAGCTTCTCGTCGGGCTCGCTGAAAGGATCGCCGAGCCAAGCCTCGTGCAGGCTGGCGACCAGTCTGTGCATGTACTGAAGTTCTTTGAGCTGTTCAGTCGCAATTGTTGTGTGTATCGGGTCCCTCACCGTGTCCCTTTCATTGCTTGCAAAAGCACCTCTTGAACCGAGGCTTTGCTCTTGAGTCTGGAAAGCACCAGCTCGTCGACAGTCTCCGCTGCGACGATGCGGTGCACGTACACCGGACGATTGAACCCAGCCTGAGCCTGCCGGGTAGGTCCAATCCGCTCGATGATCTGTTCGTGCTCTTCGAGGTTCCACCACAGCCCGAAGAACACCAGGATGTTTCCGCCGTGCTGCAGGTTCAGTCCGTGCCCGGCGCTGGCGGGGTGGGCGAACAGCAGAGGCACTCGCCCTTCATTCCATTCGCGCACGGTGGCCGGGTCGGCATCGAGCGCTCGCCCTTGAGGGAAGGCTCGCTGCAGTCGGGCAAGGTCTGATCTGAAGTGGTATGCCACCAGGACTGGCGCGCCCGCTGCCTCATGGACAACGCTCTGAAGAGCCGCAAGCTTCTCATCGTGCACTTCCTCCCAAGCCTCGCCGCCAGCCACGTAGGCCGCGCCGTTGGCCAGTTGCAGACACTTGACCGACAGCGCCGCAGCGCTCATGGCCTCGACCTCCTGGCCCGCCAGCATCGTGAACATCTCGCGCTCGAGCTCGCGGTAGTGGCGCCTGGCCCTGGCCGGCAGCTCCACGCGGATCACGTTCTCGATCAGCGGCGGCAGGTCCAGGTAGTCCTCGGCCTTGACCGTGATCGTGACATCGGACAGCAGGTCCTCGATCTCGCGCTGGGCATGGGGCAGGGGCACGACCTCGCCCCACTGGGCGTTCGGGTGCGGCTTGCGCATGGCGAACCAGCGCGCCTGGAACGCATGGAACGATCGCCCGAGGCGCTGGCCGCTGTCGATGAACCATTGCTGACCCCACAGATCCATGAGCCCGTTGGGCGCTGGCGTGCCGGTCAGGTTCACCCAGCGACGCACGCGCTTATGGGCCACCTTGCCCAGGGCCTGCGCCCGCACGCCACCCTGGCGCAGCCTGAAGCCCTTGAGCCGGGTTGCTTCGTCAGCGATCACGGTCTTGAACGGCCAGTCCTCGCCCATGTGCTCGACGATCCAGGGCACGTTCTCGTAGTTGACGGTCACGATGTCCTGGCCACGCAGCGCACGCTCGCGCTCGGCAGGCGAGCCCACCGCGGCCGCGATGCGCAGGCCCCGCAGATGCGGCCACTTGCGCACCTCGTCCGGCCAGGTGCTCTGGGCCACGCGCAGGGGCGCGAGCACCAGGGCAGGGAAGGGGTCCTCGAGCGCGGCCAGGCCGTCCAGTGCGGTGAGGGTGGCCAAACTCTTGCCCGTACCCATGCCACTCCATACGTTGCAGCGCTCACGCTCGAGGATGTGGGCGACGATTGAACGCTGATAGTCACGAAGCATCGCGCAGCTCGGCTACGAGGCGCTCGACCCCGGGCAGACTGTCGATCACCAGCACGCGCTGGCCCATGGCCCGCATGCGGCCGTGCTCGCGCTCTTGCCAGGAGGTGAGCTCCTCTCCCGGGCGCTTGAGCTCGACCCAGATGGTGCGACCGGCAAGCATCACGACGCGGTCCGGCGCGCCACGCCGGCCGATCCACTGGACTTTGCGGACTTCGCCCCCGAGCGCTTGGATGGCGCCGACGAAGGTCCGCTCGATGTCTCGCTCTCGCATTGCATCTGGGCGCGAATGCGCGCAAAGGTTTCGCGGATGTCGGTGCGCGCCGCTGGCACGTACACGAACCGCGGGTCAAGGATGTTGAACTGGGGCTTTACCATGGGTAGACCCCCACGCCTGCGAGCATAGCGGCAAGAACCACGCCCATGGCCACCATGACCACAATCTCGATTGCTGTCTTCACATCTACCTCCGTGTAGTTGGAATCAACACTGTAGCAAGTGCTACATTTTAGATCAAATCGTTGAACGCGCCGATGTCGCATAAAATCGACAGTGCCTCGCGCTCGTACCAGGCGAAGTCGATATCGGCTGGGAACTCTTCGGGCAGATCCATCAGCGGCCGGGCGCCGTCGGAGCGCGCCACGGTATAGCCATTGGTCTGGTACTGGATCGTGCCGCTCGTGGAGGTCGAGTAGTACCAGCGCACGGCCTTGCCCAGATACGCACCGTCCTTGACCGCACCGCCCTTCACCTGGCGGATCGTGACGAACTGCCGGATGTCCTTGCACGATCGGATCGTTTCGTGCACCGGCGTGCCATCGGCCAGGTACTTGAGCACGGCCATCACGCACACGCTGTTGGCCGGGTTCTTCGCCAGGCCTGCGATCGCGTAGGTGCCCTTCAGCTTCGCACCGCCGCCAGGCTTGAGCGCCACGTAGTTGTTCACGTCTCGCGAGTAGAGCGCCGCGTAGTGCGTGTCCTCGGTTTTGAACCCGGTGCGGGTTTCCCAGTCGATGACGATGGCGTCAAGTTTCTGGAGATCATCGCGATGGGCCTTGATCACAATGCCGTCGGTGTTTGCACTCACCACGGGGATGCCTGCGCACTCGAGCGCCTCGATCAGCATCAGCAGTGCGAGCTGCCCGGTCACAGTCACCTGGATCAGCAGGTCCGGGCTGTACAGCTTGCTGTACTTGCTGCCCAGCTTGCCGAAGGATCCATTGACGCAGATCTTCAGCGTGTCGGCCGTGACCTTGTCGCCCGCGGCCTTGGCCGCCAGCCTGCGGTCGACGATCGACTGGTACACCCGCAGGAACGTCGGTCCCATCTGCTCGGGGTACAGGCCCAGACGCAGGATGATGGCCGGATAGAAGCTTGCGACATCCCGATCGATCAGCACGTGCTCATCGTCCGCACGGTGCGCGGCTCGGGTCTCGCTCGAATGCAGGCCGCCGATGCCCAATCGATACACGCCAGCGCCAATGGCCACGGTCGCACCCGCCAGGGCAGGGGGCTCGGCCACGCTGCCATTGGCCTGGACCACGAACTCGCTGGCCGCGATCGCCTTGAGCTTGGCCTGCAGCGGCTCGGTCTTGAAGGCGATGAACTCGGGCACGCGGTAGCGGGCCACGGTCCCAGGCTCAACCACGGGCCGCTCGATCGGTCGGCCGAGCTCGGCCTCCACTTCGCGGGTGAGCACCGCCTCGGCGATCTGGGCATCGGACTTGCTGCGCAGGTCAATGCCGTACTGCTCGCCCATGCTGGCGCGCAGCTCGATCTGCGGCTTGAGCGATCTGTACAGGTCGGCCGTGAGCGCCAGGTCGTTCGCGCAGTAGGCGCGCAACTGCTCGCGCTGGGCCTCGTCGACGTGCGCCATGTGATCGTAGGGCAGGTCCTGCATCTTGCGCGAGTGCAGCCGGCCGCCGTAGATCTTCAAGCTCGCGATGCCTGGCGCCACCTCGATCAGGTCGACGTGATCGACCGCGATGGGCTTGGCCACGGGCCATTGCTTGTCGAACTGCCAAGGCGTGAGGTTGCGGCCGATGATCGAGTTGGCCGCGGCCTTGATCCGTGCCGGGGGCTCACCGGCCAGGGCCATGCGACACACTGGCAGGTCGAAGCTCGCGCTGTTGAACCCGACCAGCGTGTGCTTGGTCATCAGTCGGCGCAACTTGCCGATGTCGAGCTCGTCACCCTCGACCACCTCTACGGTGGCCACGCGGCCTGTCTCGAGGTCCAGGAACGCGGCCAGGAAGTAGTTGGGAAACACCTCGGTGTCGAAGATCAGAGTACTCATCTGCTCGCAAGGGGAAGTTGGCCGTTGCTCAGGATTCCAGCAACCTGTTTAAGCCCACGCTGGTTTGTGCAAGCCTGCCGGCATAGATCATGCGGGACCGGCAGGGGAAGCATCCTGAGCCGTAAGCCGTGGCCAACGGCTTTAAGGAGGTGGGGCCCCGCGGCTGATCAGACGAAGTCGTCGACCTCGACTTCGGACGAGATGTCATCGAACTCATCGGCACCGGCCGGGCGGCTGCCGCCGAAGCTGTCGCCGTGACCTGCGAACTGCACGCCACGCAGGCTCGCGTTGATCCGCTTGCCGTACTGGCTGTCCTGAGCCCAGAACTCGATCGACGCATTGACGTAGCAACCTGCGTAGATCTTGCCGTCGCCCGGCTGAAGCTTCACCTGGGGGTTGGTGTCGACCACCGAGGGCGGACTGGCCTCCTGGGCACGGGCGCTGATGAAGAGGTTGCCCGAGAACCCGTCATAGCCCTTGGTGTCGCCGTCGTGCAGCGCCAGCTTGTCGGACTTCTCTAGGCCCTTGTAGATCTCGGGGGCCTTCGCACCCCACTTGTCCTTGGCAACGGCCTGCATCTTCTGCCGGATCTCGGCGACCTGCGCGTGATCGGACGGGATGATCAGGCTCGCGGAGAACGAGGGCTTGCCCTCGCCGCCGACGGTCGTGGCCTCGAACAGGTTGGGGAACGCCAGGCGGGCGTTGCGGATCAGGATGCGGCCGACAGGGGTAGCTTTGGATTGCATGATTGAAACTCCAGGTTTAGACGACATCGAAGTCAGCCGCGGTCGGCGCGATGTCGATCGCCGGGCGGGAATCACTTGCTGCAGCCACGCTGGCGATCGCCGGGCGGGAATCACTTGCTGCAGCCACGCTGGGCTTGCCAGAGGACTGGACCATGAACTCGCAGAGCTTTGACCACTGCCGCTCGCCGAGCTCGCTCTTGATCGTCTTCTCGGCAACTGCAGGGCTGATCAACTTTTGCTCGTACATCTTCTCGATCGGCATGCGCACGGTCTTGCGCAGGTAGTCCTCAACCTGGTCCTGACTGCTCCAAGCTCGGGGCCCCTTGCGACCGGCCACGAGCTTGAAGCCGGGCACCGCGTCGCCACGCAGCAACTGGCGCTCGACCTCAGAGCGCACGCTGCGGCACCAGTCCTCGATCAGGTCGACGCGGCTCATGCACGACGCCAACCACCGCGAGCGGTCAGGCAGGTCAGCGGCTGCGTCGACTGGTATGACAACGGCGTCAGCGAACTCGTCCGGGCTGGCTGGAACCGAGCTGAAGATCACGCTTGCCACCTCATCACGCAGCGCAGGGCACATGGCTTTGGCCGGGCACCAGCGGCACTGCGACTCGCCGGGCGTGAGCCAGGTCTTGTACCAGCCGTGGTCGACCGGTGCGGCCTTGGCCTGCTGGCAGCGCTTGGCGGACTCGCGCAGCGCGGCCAGGTGCTCGTGCAACTCGGCAAGCTCGATCGACCACTCGCTGGGCGCCTGGCGCACGCGGGGCTGGTGAATGACCATGCGCACGCGGGCGATGTCGGCAATGTCGCCGTACTCCGACAGCGCACCGGCCGCGTACAGGATCATCTGCAGGTTGCCGACCGCCGACACCGGAACACCGACGCCGTGCTTGTAGTCGTGGACCTGGAGCTCGTCACCCACGATCGCGATCAGGTCGGCCGTGCCAAAGGCCTGCTCGTGCTCGACCTCGAGGTGCTCGGCGTAGTTGACCCTCGTCTCGGTCAGGACCATGTCGTGACCGGCAATGATCTCGCGGATGTTGTCGATGGCCGTCTGCACGGCGTCGACCATGTCCTGATCGACAGTGATCGAGAACCCGTCCTGCTCCATGACCGTGCCGAGCAGGCGCGCTGGCGCCACGCCGTTGGCCATGCTGATCTCCAGCACGCTGTGGGCGACCGTGCCGGTGGCCGCGTGGATGCTGGTCTTGTCCTCGAAGTCAGCGGCCAGCACCAGCGAGCCCGCGCACGGGGACCAGCGGTGCGCAGCACTTGCGCTGAACCTGGAATGAGCGGCCACGGTCAGTCCTCCAGCGCTACGAGGTCGTCGTAGGCCGCTTGCCACTTCTCAGCGGGCAGCGACTTGAACGTGGCCGCGCCGTGCTTCTCAGCGACCGCCAGGATCTGGGCCTTGCCCACGCGGGGCAGCAGCTCGAACGCCTTCTTCTGCAGGACGGCGTACTCAAACGCCGGCGGGGCCTCGACCACAGCGGCCGGGACTGGGACCACCGGCGGCGGCAAGACAGTAGCCGGGGCTGGGGCAGCCTCCGACTCGGGGGCAGGCGTCGGTTTCGCAGCCTTGCGGGACTTTGGGGCAGGGGCGGGCGCCTCCTGCGCGATCTCGGCATCAGCGCCGAGTGTCGACTCGGGCACCTCGCGCAACGCACGCAGGGCGTCGGACAAGGTCTTGAAGGTCAGGGTCACAGTGATCACGGAAGCTCCTTTACAGGTTGGGAAGTGGACAGTAGCAGATGCTAAAGCAGTGGGCAAATCAAAAAGGCGCAGGCTCGAAGTCCTGCTCAGGTTCCGCCGGCGGCTGGTAACGCTTGAGCCTGGCCACCGGGATGCGGACGTTGCGCGGGAAGGGCCAGCCCTCGGGACTGGCGAACTTGACGACAGCCATGGGGCCATCGACCTCGACCACCACGCCCGGAGGCGCGTAGTCGGGATGCTGGACGCGGGTGCCGGGCTTCATGGTTAGGCGTATTTGTTGCGGATCAGGAAGTCGATCAGGTCTGCACGGTTGCCTTCGCGATACTTGCCACCAACCGGGAACACGTAGCACTTGCCGCTGCTGAGTTCTCCGATCATCTGAGCGGCGGCTGTTTCACGCTTTTCGATGCGGGTCAGGTAGCGATCCTGTGCGGCCATGCGGCGGGACTGTCTGGCTTCAAGTTGGCGGTCGATGCTCATGTCAGTTGCTCCAGGTGAGGCGCCGCGGGCTGCAGCGCATGGACGCACTGTAGCACCTGCTAAAGCCGTGGGCAAATAAAAAGCGCCACTGATTGTGACGCTTTTGCAACATCTGCGATCAGTGCAGCGTGGCTAGCACGACCCAAGTGATCACCAGGCCAATGGCAGAGAGCACCATGGCTCCGCGGATCTGTCGTCGCAGGTCATCGAGCGGGTCGTCCCAAAGTCCGCCGTGCTCGATCAGGTACTGAATGCGCTGCTTGATCTCTTCGTTCGTCATGACTTGCCGCTCCCTCGAGCAAGAGTTGTGAGTTTGATGATGAATTGCTCGTCGATGCGGCCAGTCAGTTTGGCCCTGTCATAGGCGAGTTGCACAAGCGTGCCGTAAGTCTCGGGGTCAGGTCTGAGACCCGCGTCACGCAACACGGTGGCCACGGCCTTGACCACCTCAGTGAGCGCCTGATCGTTGAGCTGCTGCCCACTGGCCGGGTGGTCCTGATCCATCCAGCCCACGGGCAGCCCGAGCTTGGTCTCGAGCTCGCGGGCGACTTTCTCACTGATCTCACGCGACGGTCGGGGCCCGGCCAGTTGCGCCAGGTAGCTGCCATTCGAGTGCCCGAGCTTGCGACTCAGGCTGGTGGGCCCGCCCCACTGGCCGATCAGCGTGCGCAGGTTGACCCGTCGTGTTTCGTACACCGATTGCATGCGCGGCCAGCATGGCACGTGCTAGTGCCCTTTGCAAGATGGTGCGAATCCTTTAGCATTCTGTAAGTTTCCCCCAACCTGAAGGACCCGAGTGAAAACCACCATCCCCGCGCTGCAGTCCTGGATCCGCCTGGCCAGCGCCGAAGAGCAAAGGCAACTGGCCGAGGCCATCGGCACGTCCCGCCAGATGCTCTACCACTATGCCAACGGCCACCGTCGGCCGTCCGCCGAGCGCGGCATCCTGATCGAGCGCGAGACGGCGCGCATGCACCGCTCGACCAAGGGCCGATTGCCCAAGCTCTACCGCACCGACCTCGTGTCGGCCTGCAGGGCCTGTGAGTACGCCGAGAAGTGCCTGGGCTCGCGCATCGTCGCCAGCGCCGAGTTCATGTCTATCCGCGACGCAAGCGAACTGGAGACGCAGGATGCTGCCTGACAAAAACCTTCGGGCCGGGTGCCTGTTCCTGATCATTGGCTCCGTGCTGCTGTGGTCCTTGATCATTGCCTTCATCCGGTGGGTGATCAATTGATCCCACTGACCACCGACCTCATTCCCGGCCTGATGCTGCGCCTGCCCTCCGGGCGCACGATCCTGCTGATGAAATACAAGGGGGACAACGAGTGGCTGTGCCAGTACATCGGCGCCGCTGACGCTCGAGGCGAGGTGTCCTTCACCGTCCACTGGCTGCGTGCGCATGCCGAGGCGCTATGAAGACTTTACTCTGTGCTAAAGTCTGAACCGCCAGACCGTTAACTGTCCCGCCATGGGTGGGGGGTCCGACCCGTGGACAGCGGGTACGGTTTGGCGACTTTCGGACTCCCCACCCATGGTGACCTTTTTGAAAGTCGCCAATGAAATCGATCACCCAGTTCACCTGCACCTTTTGCGGGGCCGAGGTCACCAACTCTGACTATTGCGGTGGTGAGTGGCACGGACCCGATAGCAACGTGTACTGCTGCGGCCACTGCGCCACGGACGTCCTGCCAGCACTGATCGCCGACTCCATCCACATCTACGGTCGCCCGTACTCCAAGGCCAAAGAGCGCCTGGATCGCATCGAGCGCACCTTCTGGAAGGCCCTGGCCGCCAGGGCATCACGAAAAGAGGTGTGACCATGGCCGCGGTCAATGCCATCTCACCTCACCTGCAGGGGGTAGACGCACCCGCCGCCCTGCGCAACGTCCCAGCCTGGCTCATGTGGCGCTTCGAGTACACGCCAGGCGTCGAGAAACCACGCAAGGTGCCCTACTGGGTCAATGGCCAGAAGCGCCACGGCACGCAGGGCTCGCCGCTCGACGTGGGCAACCTTACAACGTTTGCCGCCGCCAAGCGCGCAGCCGCCAAGCGCGGGTTTGACGGGGTCGGGTTCGCCACCCTCAGGCAGTTCGGCATCGTCGCTCTGGACTTCGACAACTGCGTCACCGACGGCCAGGTCGACAGTCGCATCGAGTCAATGCTGCTTGACACCTACGCCGAGTACAGCCCGAGTCACCGCGGCGTGCGGGCGTTCTTCGTGGGGGAGCTTGCCGACGGCAAGGACCTGCGGGGCGACGATTTCGACGTCGAGGTGTTCCACGAGAAGGGGTTCGTCACCTTCACGGGCGACCCGCTCGAGGTCGTCGAGCTCATGGGCAACACCGACACGGTCGCGCCCCTGACAGAGACGGTCCGCGAGCTGCACCGGCGCAGGTTCTCACGCCCAGTTGAACCGGTCGACGTCTCGAGCTCGTTCGAGCCCGTTGGCATGAGCGAGGAGGAGATCCGCAAGGTGATCCTCACTCTGAACCCGGGCATGCCACACAAGGAATGGCTCGCGGTCGGCATGGCCATTCACCACGAGACCGCCGGCCAGGGCTTCGACCTGTGGGACCAGTGGTCCAAGCTGGACACGGACAAGTACCCGGGCGTCGATGAGCTCAGGAAGCGCTGGCGATCGTTCGGCAAGCGCGACGACAAGATCGTCACCATGCGCTCGGTCATGAAGATGGCCGGCATCAGCCTGAACGCGCCGGCCAGTCCCGAAGAGTTCGATGCCTTGGTCGAGAGCGCTGCGCCCACAGAACAGAGCGCGGAGCCCACGGCCGAGAGCAAGGCGCCGCGGTATCACTTCGAGCCCGTGGCTACCTTCGCCAGCACCACGGCCAGCGCATGGGTCATCAAGGGCGTGCTCCCGCAGGCAGGCCTGGCGGTCGTCTACGGTGCCAGCGGCTCAGGCAAGAGCTTCGCAGTGCTCGACATGGCCCTGGCCATCGCCCAAGGGCGCCCATGGCGCGGTCGCAAGGTCCGCCAGGGCAAGGTGGCCTACATCGCTGCCGAAGGCGCTGACGGGTTCAGGAAGCGATTGGCAGCCTACGCATTGCACCAGGGTATCGAGCTCGATGACGTGCCCATGACCGTGCTCAACGGCGCGCCCAACCTGCTCGAGGTCAAGGACGCGGCCGACATCGTCGTTGGCGTCAAGGCCGCGGGCGGTGCCAATGTGATCATCATCGACACGCTGGCACAGACCATGCCCGGAGGCAACGAGAATGCGGGCGAGGACATGGGCAAGGCCCTGGCCCATTGCAAGCGGATCCACGAGGCCACCGGAGCGCTCGTGATCCTGATTCACCACAGCGGCAAGGACCAGGCCAAGGGCGCTCGAGGCTGGTCAGGACTGCGCGCCGCGGCCGATGCAGAGATCGAAGTCATGCGCGATGAGCCCAGTGGCCAGCGCAGCCTGAGACTGTCCAAGAACAAGGACGGCGAGGACGGGCTGCAGTGGGCATTCGAGCTGCAGATCGTTCAGCTCGGCGTCGACGAGGATCTCGACCCCATCACCTCCTGCGTGGTCATCGAGTCAGAACTGAAGGTCCAGGTGCAGAGCAAAGCCATGGGACCAGTCGAGTCGGTGGTGCACGCGGTCGTCATGGAGATGGCCGAGTTTCAGTCTGCAGGCATTGAGGTTGAGGCAGTGGTCAGCGAGTCGATGCGCAGACTTCCAGGGGTGGAAGAGGGCAAGCGGGACACTCGTCGTCAGCGTGTGCGAAGGGCAATTTCGACGTTGACCACGGGTGACAGCGCTCCGTTTTGGGTTGAAAACGAGTGCATCAGTGTTTGTTGATTTCAACAATTTTGACGTGCAACGCGTGCAACGCGGGGTGCAACGCGGTGTTGCGTTGCACTGGAAATGGGAGGGCGCCTGCAACGCGGCGAGCAACGCAGCAGTAGTACCCCTGTGTAGGGGGTACTACGCGTTGCACGCGTTGCACGCCCGATCGCGATGTCATGTTGCTGTTGCTCGTCTTCTTCCGGCGAGGATTTCCCTGGTGGTCGAGGGCGTCACGCCGAAGAGCACCGACAAGCGCTGGTACAAGTCAGTCCGGTGGCCTTTATGAGCCTTTGCAATTTCCCGCATCACACGAACGTCGGCGTCCGTCACTTTGCTTTGCTTGGCGTAGCTGACCCGGTCGCGCTTTCGCTTTTCGGTGTGGCGCATGCAGAACCGCCTTTTGAACCGGTAGTTCTGCTGACGCGAGACGGCTTCCGGCGGCTCCATCTCGCCTTTGACGTTCATGGCCGGAGTTTTGAAGATCCAACACGCATTGCAGCCGGGGTGCATGCATTCCGCCATCCACGTGTGCAAGTTGGTCTCACGACCGTCTACGCGGGTGTGCGGCTCAACCCCGAGATAGCTGAACTGTCGATTGTCGATGGTGATTCGCTTCATGGTGGTTAGGTTTTGGCAGTTGCGACAATCGAAGTGTAAAGCAATTTCCAGTTGATAGATTTTTGCTTGATATGACTTTTTTCAGGAGCAGGACCATGAGCCATGTGCGAATGATTGCGGTCAATGAACTGGGCAAAAGGATCGGTGAGCATCACCCTGGTGCAAAGCTGCTGGACCGTGAGGTCGAGCTCGTGCTGGAACTCAGGGACGCGGGCTTTACGCTGGCGGCCATTGCCGAGAAGTTCGACGTGAGCAAGGGTTGCATCTGGAAGATCGTGCAGGGCTACAGGCGCAGCCAAGTGGCCGCGAGGCATCTGCGAGAGGTGTCCGTCACCTGAATTGCCGGTGGTAGGTTCGATGCATGACTTATGCCGGTGGTTTATGGATCGACGCTTTTCTCGCAGCTCTCGCCGAGCACGGGGTGATCAATCGCGCCTGCGAGGTGGCAGGCATTGATCGTGGTACAGCCTGGCGTCGCCGTCAGACAGACCCCGACTTCGCAGCACAGTGCGAGCTGGCCATTGAGATGTCGGCCGACAAGCTCGAGCAAGAGGCCCGGCGCCGTGCGCTCGAGGGCGTCGAGGAACCGGTCTATCAGGGCGGGCAACTGGTTGGCACGCGACTGGTCTACAGCGACTCGCTGCTGGCGCTGATGCTCAAGGGCAGGCGCAAGAAGGTGTTCGCCGATCGCACGGAGCTCACGGGCGCCAACGGTGGCCCGGTCAAGGCCGCGATCGTGATCGCAACCGGCGTGCCCACAAACGTGCAAGACACCGACATCGCGTGACAACGATCGACCTGGGCTACCGGCCACGGGCCTGGCAGCGTGAGTGCCACATGCAGCGCAAGCGGTTCACGGTGCTGGCGCTGCATCGTCGAGCGGGCAAGACCGAGCTGGCACTGGCCGAGCTCATCGACAAAGCGCTCAGATGCCCGCTGGAGCTTCCGCTCTTCGTCTACGTAGCTCCGTACCTCAAGCAAGCCAAGGCGATCGCCTGGGCCCGTTTAAAGGCCCGCGTGGCCCCTTTGATCGAGCATGGGCTGGTCGAGGTCAACGAGTCCGAGCTCTGGGTGCAATTTGCGAACAACAACGCCCGGGTGCGGGTGTTCGGTGCCGACAATCCCGATGCCATGCGAGGCATGCGCTTTGACGGCGTGGTGATCGACGAGGTGGCGCAGATCAAGGCCGAGGTGTGGAACGACATCATCCAGCCGGCACTGTCTGACCGCAAAGGCTGGGCGCTGTTCATCGGCACGCCGATGGGCATCAACCTGTTCAGCGAGCTGTTCTACCGGGCCAAGGCCCTGCCCGAGTGGCACTCGGCGCTGTACACCGTGTACGACACCGAGTCGCTTGACCCGGACGAGGTGGCGCGCTTGAAGCGCGACATGAACGAGACCTCGTTCGCACGCGAGTACCTGTGCGACTTCAGCGCGGCCGGCGACGATCAGCTCATCAGCCTGGCCGAGGTGCACCAGGCCGTGGGCCGGCACTTGCGCGAGGATCAGTACAGCTTCGCGCCCAAGGTCCTGGGCGTGGACCCTGCGCGCTTTGGCGATGACCGATCGGTGATCTTCCAACGCCAGGGCCTGCGTGCCGGGCGGCCTGAGGTCTACCGGGGCATCGACAACATGGAGCTGGCCGATCGCGTGGCGGGCTACATCGAGCGCTGGCACCCGGACGCCGTGTTCATTGACGCGGGCAATGGGGGCGGGGTGATCGATCGACTGCGCCAGCTCGGCCACCGCGTGACCGAGGTCAACTTCGGCGGGCGGGCGAGCTCGGGGCGGTTCGTCAACAAGCGCAGCGAGATGTGGTTCGACCTGCGCGACTGGCTCGGTGCCGGTGGCGTGATCCCCGACATCATGGAGCTCAAGCAGGAGCTGGCCACGCCCACGTACCGCTTCGACACGGCCGATCGCATCGTGCTCGAGAGCAAGGACGACATCCGCAAGCGGCTGCCGTCGGCGGGCTCGCCGGACCTGGCCGATGCCCTGGCGCTCACGTTCGCCTACCCCGTGCAGCGCGATGAGAGCGTCGCGGCCGCGGCCCGGGCCATGGGTCTGCGTGTCCGTGAGGCCTCGCCTCTTGATTACGATCCTTACGCCACTCTGCGCTGAAAGGCCGGACATCATGTGCTCTTCCCCGAATATTCCCCCGCCGCCGCCCCCTCCCCAGGCGGCCAAACCCGCTGACACTGCACCGCTGCAGGATTCGGCCCAACGGCGCCGCAGCGGCATGGCCGGTGGCACGATGCTCACGGGTGCGAACTCGATGGCATCGGGCGCCAACATGGGTCGTGCCACGCTGCTCGGTCAGTGATGCCACGCCTCGTTGATCTCACGAACAAGCGATTCGGTCGCCTATTCGTGGTTGCACGCGACGGGGTCAAGCGAGGCGAGGCTACCTGGCGCTGTTGGTGCGACTGTGGCGCCGAGGCTGTCGTCAAAGGCTACAGCCTGCGAAACGGCATAACGCAGTCATGCGGCTGCTTGCACAGCGAAGTGTCCTCGGCCGTTTACAAGAACCTGAACTTGTCGCACGGCAAGACAGGATCGCCAGAGCACAACTCGTGGCGCCAGATGAAAAGCCGCTGCAGCGACCCTAACCATCACGCATGGAAGGACTACGGTGGCCGAGGCATCTCCGTCTGCGAACGATGGAAGTCTTTCAAGAATTTCTTGGCCGACATGGGTGAACGCCCGCCAGGCACGTCGTTAGATCGGATCGACACGAACGGCAACTACGAACCCTCGAACTGTCGTTGGGCAGATGCAAAAACGCAGGGCGAAAATCGACGCGGCACGAGGGCGTACTCATGATCGAAAGCCAGAGCAAACGCAATCGGCTGCTGACTCGCTGGTCGGCGCTCAAGTCTGAGCGATCTAGTTTCGACGCGCACTGGCGCGAGATCAGCGACTACCAGCAGCCGCGGGCTGGGCGGTTCTTTGTCACGGACCGCAACCGTGGCAACAAGCGGCACAACCACATCATCGACAGCACTGCGATCTTCGCGAGCCGCACGCTGGCCGCGGGGATGATGTCGGGCATGACGAGCCCGGCACGGCCGTGGTTCAGGCTCGAGATCGCTGACAAGCAGCTCATGGAGTCGTTTGCGGTCAAGAGCTGGCTGCATCAGGTCGCAGGGCTCATCCGTGCGATCTTCTCCTCCAGCAACACCTACCGGGCCCTGCACTCGATGTACGAGGAGCTGGGGCTCTTTGGCACGGCCTGTTGCGTGGTGCGCCCGGATTTCGAGAACGTGATGCACCTCTACCCGCTGACGGTGGGTGAGTACGCGATCGCGACCAATGACCGGGGTGTCGTCGACACGGTCTGTCGCGAGTTCCAGATGACCGTGGGCCAGGTGGTCGAGCAGTTTGGTCTCAAGAACTGCAGCGACACCGTGCGCAACCTGTACAACCGCGGGCAATACGACGCCTGGATCGACGTGCTGCACATGATCCAGCCGCGACGCGATCGCGAGTACGGCAAGGTCGACTCGACCAACATGCCCTTCATGTCGTGCTACATCGAATCCGGTCGCGACAACTGGGACAAGTACCTGAGCGAGAGCGGGTTCAAGAAGTTCCCGGCCCTGGCCCCGCGCTGGGTGGTGACCGGCAATGACATCTACGGCACCTCGCCTGGCATGGAGTGCCTGGGCGATGTGAAGCAGTTGCAGCACCAGCAACTGCGCAAGGGCCAGGCGATCGACTATCAGGTCAACCCGCCCTTGCAAGTGCCCTCGAGCTACCGGGAAGCGGCCAAGAGCCGGCTGCCAGGTGGCATCTTCTACGTCGACAACGTGGGCCAGACGGCCGGCGTGCGCAGTGCCTACGAGGTCAACCTCAACCTGCAGCACCTGGGCGTGGACATCATGGACGTGCGCGAGCGGATCCGCTCGAGCTACTACGCCGACCTGTTCCTGATGCTGGCCAATGACCGACGCTCTGGCGTCACGGCCACCGAGATCGCCGAGCGGCACGAGGAGAAGCTCCTGATGCTCGGGCCCGTGCTCGAGCGACTGCACAACGAGCTCCTGAGCCCGATGATCGACCTGGCCTTCGACTACTGCACCGAGGCGGGGATCCTGCCTGAGGCGCCGCGTGAGCTGCAGGGCATGGAGATCGACGTCGAGTTCATCTCGGTGTTGGCTCAGGCGCAGCGTGCCGTGGCGGCCGCGGGCATGGACCGTTTGCTCGGGACGGTGGGCCAACTGGCCGCGCTCAAGCCCGAGATCGTCGACAAGGTGGACTTCGATCAGGTGGTCGACAACTACGGCGAGATGTTCGGGGTCGACCCGAAAGTGCTCGTGCCCGATGACCAGGTGGCGCAGATCCGTGCGCAGCGTGCCCAGGCGATGCAGGCCCAGCAGGCTGCAGCGGCCGCGCCTGCGGTGGTGGATGCGGCCAAGACCGCCAGTGACATTGACACCGGCAACATGCGCGACGTGCTCGGCATGTTCGCTGGCTACAACTCGCCAACCTCGACCGAGATGATCGGGTGAGCCATGCCGTCGGTGTCCAATCGGCAGGCGCGCTTCATGGCCATGCTTGCTCACCAAGGCTTTTAAGCCCCCGCCTTCAGGCGGGGGTTGATCCCTGCTGCTGGATA